CAGACGACATCGGGCCAGTGATCAGCCCGGGACTCGTTGAACGCCAGCGGCGAGACCTGCTCCACGAAGCCGCCCAGCTTGCGCGACAGCTTGCCGAAGCAGGCCGCGTACCCGTAAATGTGCTTGGGGTCCTCCGGGTGCGCCTGGCGCACCTCCAGCGGGAACCGGGTGAACCGGCGCTCCGGGAAGCCGTCCGGCGGCACCTCGCCAAAAGATGAGCGCTGCGCGCCGGACACCGTGATGCCGAACTTGCGGGCTGCGGCCAGGATCTTCGGCAGCGCCTGCTTGCCGAAGGGCGACTGCGGCGCGCGGACCAGGGCATTGCGCGTGTGCGGGGCATCGTGCACGGGAAAGTGCCGCTTGCTGCGCGGCACCGTGCGGCCCGAGGAATCCTTCTTGCCGCCGTCCTCGATGTAGGCGAACGCGCTGTCGGGCAGGTTGTTGATCGCTGCCGTGTTCATCGCGGCCCGCGGCTCGTCACTCATGTGCATTCCTTGTCGTCCGGGGCTGCATCAGTGCGCCCTCCCGTTCCCGTTGCCGTTACTGCCATTCGCCGTCGCGAGCCGGGCCAGGTCCGCCTCCGACGGGATCCAGGGGCCGAGGAACTCCGGCTCCCGTCCCGCGGCCCTCCTCGCCTGCTGGAGGAGCCGCGCCGTGACGTCCGGGCCAAGATACTCATCCAGGAGGGCCCGCAGGTAGTCGAGCGTGATCGCCGAGTCATGATTATTACTGTTCCTGACCGACCCTACCTGAGAAGCCAGGAAGTCTTCCGGCGTCGGCGTGCTCGGGCCGGCCTCCGGGGCGGACAGGCCCTGCTTCTGCAGTTCTTCCAGCTTCTGGGTGATGAGGTCGACCTCAAGGGTGATGCTCGGCAGCATCGACTTGGGAATGCCGCGGATCGACCGGGACATCGCCACCATGACGTCCAGCGGGATCTTCTCGTCACCCGTGGCGTTCGGGTACGGGGCCTTGTCTTCCTGGTCGCGGATCTCGTCAATGGTGAGCATGCCGATCGCGCGCTGCTGGGCGTAGATCTCCGTGCGCGTCTTCAGGTCGGTCTTCAGCAGCGCGTCAGCATTGAACCGGCAGAACCGGTTCTGCGGCAGCAGCCGGAAGAACGCCGTCTCCAGCCGGACGAGCCACGGCCGCAGCGCCTCAATCACTTGCAATGTGGACTGTTCTACTGTATTCCCCGTGAAATAGCAGGTGCCGTTGCGCCGCGCGAACCAGGTCTTATTCGGCGTCTGCACGCACCACACCAGATCGGCAGTTTCCTGGCTGACGTACTCAGCATGACCCTTGGGCTTAACCAAGGGGGACTTCCGCAGGCACATGACCCACATCCCGCGATTATTCTGACGGATCGTCCCAGCGCGCCCCGTAAGGGCGCATGCCACCTGAAACGCCTCCAGCCGTGCCCGGTTGCGCTGAGCGATGACATCGCCGCGGCTACGCGCGCCTGCCTGCCGGCCACCTCCCGCTACCCGGCAGCCATCCGCGTCAATCGAGGTCTGGTAGAACAGCTCCAGCTGAGCACGGGTAAGCTGGCTCAGGAACTCCGTCGAGACAACCTTGCCCGGCGCGTGCTCAGTCAGCACTGCCCCGGCAGCGGCGTTCAGCCGGAAACGACTAACCTGCCTGTCGTCGGTATCTTCCGTCCACCCGGGCCCATCTGCCTTCCCAGCGCGAACATGCGCAACCGTGTGGCCATCAGCATCGCAAGCGCGGGCGATCTCCCGGTCACTGCGATCAGGATCACGTTCCAGTTCAGCGCGGATAACCGCCCGCTTCTCGCGGCCCTTGGATCCAAGCAGCGACCGGCCCGTGAACTTCACATCAGGGCCGAACAGCTCTGTCAAGGCCGCTCGGATACGCGCAACGTTTACCGGGTTGACCGCCCCCGACTGGGTAAGCGTCACCTGTCCGTGCTCACCAGCCCAGCCCTCAGTCCACAGCCAGGCCACTAGCTCGACCAGGGTGTCCGACCACTTGGCCTCTTCGGGGGCGACCACCGGAGCCGCTGCCGCAACCCTGTGGTGAGAGCCCATCCGGGCAGTATCTGTCCACTCCCAGGCAGTCTTTTCGTAAGGAAGTGCAGGCCAGCGATGATTCGGTGTGCTGACCGACGAATGTGACTTGCTTTCCAGCCTGATGACCGGGTACGGGCCGTCGCTGAACACGTGAACAGACGTCACCGGCTGCCACTCCGCCAGGCCTGTACTAGTATTCAGCGTCAGGCATGTATCATTCGTGGTCACCTGGTCATACCGAAGCCAACCACGTGTAGTCAAAATATCACTATCAGTAGTCAGACAGTTGTACGTCAAGCTGTCCCCGCGACGCCCGCCGACACGGTCCGGGGGCAGCCCGAAAATCGCCGCGAGCTGGGTGGCGTTAGCCTGGACGGCTTCCAAGAACTGGGCTTCTGACGGCGGCACGGCCACCGGCTTGTAATCCCAGTCACGGCCGATCACCAGCGGCTTGTGCCCGTGGATGGCCTCCATCAGCGACTCACGGATCTCGCGGGCGTCCTCCAGGGTGACTTCCAGCTCCTGGTTGCGGAAGACGCCGGACGGGAAGCCGCCCGCAGTGAACCAGTCGGTCCCGTACTTGCCTGTCTCGATGCCGGACAGCACGGTCATCGCGAAGGCGCGCAGTGGCGAGATTCCCTCGGTCCGTCCCGGCAGCGTGTACGCCTTCACGTGGAAGAGCTCATTGCGCCAGTCGCTGACCAGGCGGCCATACACGTACACGCGCGTGCGCAGCGGGTTCCAGGGCTGCTGGGCGTCATCTTCCACCTGGACCATGTCCGGCGGAACCCATTCAATGCCCGTCGGGTACCCGAAGCCGTCCCGGCCCGAAACCAGGCCCCAGGCATTGCCGTGCAGCAGCAGTGCCGTCATGCACTGGTAGAGCCAGTCATACAGCGTGACATCTGAATTAGCGCTCGGGTGGTCGAAGAGGGACGGCCCGTTGTACCGGGTGGTGACGTCAGACCCCTGCGGGCTGATGTAGATCTTGAGCGGAAGGCTGGCCAGTGATTCCGCGAGCAGCCGCGTGCAGGAATACAGGGCCGGCAGCCCGAGCGCCTCATCCTGGCCGTAGAAGGCCCGGGACGGGTGAACGGGGCCGCCCAGGTTGAAGCCCCAGTAGGGATTAGTCCACGGGCGCCATGGCACTCCGCCAATCACGCGCTTTTCAGCGCGGTCAGCCATGATGCGCTCAATGAGCCCCACTGCGGGTTCCGGGTCCTTCCGGGTCAGGAACGACCCGGCTCCCTGAAAATGGCCGCGGGCATGTTAAAGCACAGCGTACGCCACATGACGCCGTTTAGCACACGCTAGCCGGCGCGTTCGCGGCCCTGCCGTTAAATCAGACCCGGAAAGACACGGGAATGCCCGCTTACTGACGGCCCCCTGGCGTTACTGCCGCGGCATTGCCCGGGCCTGCCAGCCCCTGGCCCTCCCGCCAGCCGCGCCGGACGGACAGCGCGCAGATGACCACGCCCACCCAGGCACGCGCCAACAGCCACCCGGCAACGTAGAACGTCCCCAGCAGCAGCGTCAGCGCGACCCGCGAGAACTTCACCTCACGGGCACGCGCGGTGATCTCGTCAACGGGCAACTGGATAGTAGCCACCTGCGCGCCCTCTTCCTTCTTAGCGGACCTGTCCCAGGAACCGCGCCCAGGCGGCCGGGCTGAACTCCAGGACGGGGCTGGCCTCCCTGAGCTGAGTGTCCCGGACACCTACCATCCCCGGGCCAGTCCCGGCTCCGACGCACCCGCCGTTGTGCACGCTGTAACTAGCCTTGCGCCAGGTCCCGGCCTCCACGCAATTACCACCCGTGGTGCCGCTGTAACTGGACTTGCGCCATGTCATGCCCGTGCCACTCCCTTCAGCGGACCTGTCCCAGGAACCGCGCCCAGGCGGCCGGACTGAACTCCAGGACCGGGCTGCCGCCCCTCAGCTGGGTATCCCGGACGCCTACCACTCCAGGGGCCGTGCCCGCCTCCACGCAATTACCGCCTTGCGAGCCACTGTAACTGGACTTGCGCCAAGTCGCCGTCTCTATCATCACGCCGACCAGGATAACTCCTCCGGGGCCTCCGTGAAGGTGATCGCGATTTCCTTGCCGAGCCGGTCCACGAAGAACCCGGCCGCACCCTCATTGCGGATGGTCATCTGGACGGAGCCGTTCGGGGTGGCCGATGCCCAGTCCCGGTTGTGCTCGCCGCGCGACACTGCCTGCAGCTTGACCGTCGTCGCTGCGGGGTCCCAGGCCGCGCGCTCGTACCCGCTGACGTAAAACCGCGCTTCCACCATGGCCATGACCGGGGCTCCTCGCTGAAGTTTCTGCTGCTGCCTGCACTGGATCACGGCTGCGAAGGGGCTTCAGGCCCAGTCCGGCCATTTTTGAGTATAGGCTATCCACGTTCAGCAGGGCAGCAGCCATTATGCAACAGCCAGCCACGCCCCGCGAGCGCTTACCTGACCGACTTGTGCACGTCATAAGACCGGCGCTTCTTGTTGAGCGCCCAGTAGGCGAGCGTCGCGGCAGTCACCGGAGTGATGTCATCCTCGCTCGTGCGCCGGGACCAGCCGCGCCCGCCATCGCCGATGTCCCGCGTCTGGGCGCTGGCAATCGCGCTCCACAAGGCGGGCGCCTTCTCCTTGCCCAGGTGGATCACGCGCCGCCCGCGGACGCCCGTCACCATCAGGGCGAAGGCGGCCGCCTCGTCACCGGAGCCGGCCACCAGGACCTCGATCCCGGCGCGCTCGGCCGCGTCCGCCAGCGCCGCCGCCGGGCCATTGCGCGGGATGCAGACCGCTGCCGGGCGCCAGTGCCTCTTCAGCTCCGCCAGCCGGGCGACCACCCAGTCGGTTCCCTCGCGGGAGCAGCCCCGCGGGATCTCCAGCACCGTGCGGTACGGTTGCTGCTCCTGCCGTGCCGAGCGCACCGGGCGCCCGTCAGCGTCCACCTTGACGACCCGGAGCTGCGGCTGCTGCGGCTGCTCCGGGCGCTCCCAGGCTGCCGCGATGGTGGCCACCGTCATCTCCGGGTTCACGTCCACCGCGAACGCCAGTGGCTGCACGGCGCCACCCGGCTCAGCCATCCCGCACGCGGCCCAG